ACCTGATTCCCAATCAAAATCAACTGACTCTTTATATGAGTTCATTAACTGTGAAAGCGATTGTTTTGCTCTGGTCTTAGATTTACCACCAACTGGGATAACAAACTTCATTCTAAATGAAGCGTTAGTTACAGCCCAAATAACTCTGGTGTGTTCCATAATTCTTAACAAGTTAAATGCTCTTGTTAATCTCTCAATATATGAAACTCTTGATGCTGTAGTTATTGAAGAGTACGAAATGTAAATGATCTGTGAATCGTAAAGCTTTCTTTCTTTAACTGGATCATCCTTATATTGTACCCAAACCTTTTTACCATCATCGTGATTATAACCGGGAATAAGTGTAATAGGATCTAATTCTTTAAAACCAATTACCTCTTTTTGGTCGGGGGAATAAATTATTTCAAATGCAAGATAACCATCAATTAAGAATTTTCTAAAGAAGTACCATGCTGATTGATCAGAGTTAAAACCAAAGTAGTGATATATCTGTCTAAAGTATTTGTTAAGGTCTTTTTCAACTGCATCTGAAACATCTAATCCTAGAATTTCTGGATAACAGAAAAAGTTTTTCTCATCATATACAATAGTCTCATCACAAAGAATGTCTAGGATGTCTTCGATCTCATCATTAAGTGAAAACTTTCTAAGTTCATCTCTTTTACCAGCATATGATTGGTCGAAAAATGGAATATTAGATCTTAAATTAGTGTCTGTCATTGACATTGCTGCAAATGCACCATAAATGTCATCGCTATCAACCCCAAATGGGTTCATTTGACCATAACCTATTTCGGCCTCCATCGGACCAATCGCCTGTGATTGTCTTAAGACTAGATCATCATAACGCATACCAAATGAAGACAAAGACTTAAGAGCATTTGAAATGCTAAAAGGTCTTGATCCGTTGCTCAATGGTCCGTTTCTATCGGTAAATCCTGCCATACTATTATATTATTATGTTCTATTTATATATCTTTCTTTTTTGAACGTGATTTTAAGTGCTCTATATAAGCTCTTTTAACTTCATTGATACCAATTCCATAAAGGTCTTGGAAATCACAAAGTGCTATCTTTGCCCAGTGTTCATATGAGACCACTTTTTGATTTTTTTTCAATTGTGGTACATACTGTCTAATTGCAAAATCAAATCCAAATTGAACTAAAAACTTTTTAATATCTTTATATATTAAATTAATTTCGCCTTGCGTTAATGCATTGTTCTCTTTAGATCTGCCTGTTTTAGATTTGATTTGACCTGCCATACGATCATAGATCATATCTAATAGATCTTCTTTAAATTGTACAGGTAACAGGTTTAAATTAATTCCAACATCTGTACCACTATCATGTGAGTCCAGTGCTAGTACCACTGGATTTCTATCCCACCATTCTAATGTTTTCATATGTTTTGGTTTTTCATATCTAAACACGTGAATCATACCAGTCCTGAATGGTTTGCTATGATTTGCTACTGCATTATCTCTAATAGATTTAGACGCTTCATCAAACCACTTCTCAGCACTTCGGCGGGCTTTTGTTTTACTGCCTGCATCCTTGCTTAAGTTTTTAATATCCTGTTTAATCTTACCCATTATTTAAGAGACTTTTCAGTTAAGACAATAAACCTCCAACCTCTGTTTTCAGCCCATGCCTTAGCATATTTATATTTATCTCTGTTTTTTATGTACTGCTCTGCCAAAAACTTATAGGACTTAAGTGCTTTTTGGCTGTTCTTTGTAGGTGGTTTTGGTTTTGTAATCTGGGCTTCTGGTTTAATTTCTACTAGAAATTCTTCATCACCATCAGCACCTCTGGTTTTCATATAGAAGTCTGGATAATATGTATGCTCCTTTTTATCAAATGAATACACATACCTAATCTCAACCGGTTCACTAGACCATTTAATAACGTCCTCTCTGCTATCACACATGATCATGAATTTTCTTTCCCATGATGATCTGTAGATAATAGGAGTTGGGCCGATATACTTGTCTGGATGTTTAGGTGTAAAGTATCCTTGTATAAAGCCCGAATTATTGCTTGGTTTGAGATTTTTTATAGACATTAAATATTGAACATTCCACCGTTTTCACTGTCACCCCCTGTAGAGATGCGGTCAATTGATAATGTACCCTTATATTTTACGGGGTGTATTTTATTCCAGCCCTTTGCATATCCTCTTTTTGCTATCTCTGTGAAATATGCAAACGCGTTTGGATATTTAGGATTAAAATTACGCCAATATTTTAAAAGATCTAACAGTGCAAATTGTAGACAATCATCACGATCATCTGAGTTTACATAATTAAGTCTATTGATTGCTCGCTCAGCAAGTAGTACTAGCATTTTCTCTGCAGTAGGTGTTAATTTATCCTGCTCTTTAGATTCTACAATTGCGTTAAATAAATCTTTATTATTTAGGTAATTCTTCTTTTTTGCCATGTTATGTAGTATGTTTAATATTATACTGAAAAAAGCCCAATTGTTTCCAATCGGGCTTTGTTTTATACTAGGTTAGTATTTTAAATAGAGTCTTCAGCAGAAATCTGAAGTTTATTTTTCTCTATTCTTAATGGTTCATCGTTTAAGAATACCGTTAAGATATCTGATTTACCTTTGCCTGTAAATTCTAAGGCATCAACTTTAACTTTAGTTCCTATTGGTAGGTCTTCAGATTCAACTGATAATTCTGCATCAACATAACCGTCATCCTTATTTAATAATTCTTCGTTTTGTAGGTCGTTCAGCTCTTCCGTGATTCTTGCAATTTCGCTATTTAATAACTGATCTGCTGCCTTAATATCTGGTAACATTCTATTAGCTTCAGACAATCTGCCTTTTTGATCTTTTAAGAATGCGATCATTTCATACATCAATTGAATTTTCTCCATCTTAGCAGTTCTTCTTTCTTTGTAAGATTCTAAAATGTCTTCAACCATTGGAGTAATATCTGCTCCTGTATTTTCAGCTACATATTCAATTGCTGCATCGGCTAATAATTTTGTGAATTTTTCAATCTTAGTAGTTTCGTTAATTCTGTAAACAAACATGTTGTTTTCAGCTCTCATTGCTAAAACTCTAACATCACCATCCCTAGACTCAGAAATAAATTCTAAGATGTTATAGTGGTTGTAATTTTTAGATGCAAATTCAAATAAATTGATCAATGCTTTATCTTCATATCTAATGTAAGCTGCCGCTAACATAGACTCTGCTAAAGGTAAACCACTTGAATACGCTAATTCTACATTACCTGCATAAAATTTATTTTCTGCAATGCTATAAGAGAATTTAACAGTTACTGATTTTGTCAATACAGCTGCTTTTTCTGATTCTAAAACTGCTAGTTCTGATTCTATTTCAGAAACTGCATTAGTTTTACCCGATACTTTGTATGATTTAATGTTTCCTTTTAAGAATTCAATCTTTTCATTTAAACCAACTAGTTTGTCAAAGTTAACTAAAGATGATTCTTCAACTTTAGAAATAGTCTTCTTATTGTTATAGTCATAATAAAATGAAATGCCTTCATTAGTTATCGTAAACAACTCATTAGCTTTAACGAGTGATTTAAAATCTTCAGAAACATTTGTGTTTTTTTCGATATGACTGCCTGTCATTTTAAAATTTTGACCACCTGCATGAAAAACAAAACCTTGGTTTGCTTTAATAACAGGTGAAACAATTCCTTTATTTACTTTTGCCATTTGTGTTATTTAATTTTTAATATATATCTCTATTTATTCTTTGAATGGTAAATCAGCCGACGTCACATCTGTGGCATCACCAAATAGAGGCTTATCTTTATCCATTGTACCTGCAGGTTGATCTGTAGTATTCGTAAATTTGAATATTCTATTTGAGTTCTTTCTTCTCTTAGAGGTTCTTAATAATTGAGAATTCGTGCTTAAAAGCGTTCCTAATCCATTCATATCAAATTCTGCATCATACCCGGTTTTTATCCACGATTGTGATCCCGGATTCCATGTCCAAATATTGTCGTCGCTATCACAATATGTTAGTGGGTTAGGTATATCCCCATCATATATTTCAGATGGATTTAGAGTAACCAAATTAGGATCTCCATAATTACCACAAACTCCGTTCGAATAAACTGATCTTGTGAATTTAGTGTAAATATCCTCTTCGAAGTCAAATGAAGGTATAAATGAATTGATCTCTAGACTAAAGGTTATTTTATGATTCTCTTTATTGTCAAATCCATATTCAATTGGTCTTTCTTGTGTATAATCATCCGGCATCATATACTCAGACGATATTCTATATGTACCGTCTTCAAGATGGCCTGCGTCAACATGATAAAAGTTTGCCTTGTACATATTCTTAACAATAGACTCAGTGACTTTAAACATATCTAATTGACTAGATACTAGAATTTCAATGTCAACTCCGATTACTACTGGAATTATTTCAAACTCAGCTACATAACCTTCCATTAAACCCTGAGAATTCATCATAGTGTAATTACCTAAGTTTCTTTTATTGATTAACTTAGAAGGATCTACTGCAAATGAAGTTAGATTAACAATACCTCTTGGTACTTTATCATAATTACCGTCAGCGAATTCGCCATTAGGTTCACAACTAATTCCATTCGCATTTGAGAATAGGAAATTGTCTTTGATGAAATTTTCATCGCCGGCTACTGCATAAAAAAATGGCACATCTACAATAGCTCGTTCGTCATTAGAAATCTGTCTCCAAAAACTAAGCTTACTGTTTAGATCAGCCAAAAGTCCAACAATGATATGTCTAATAACACTATCGTCCTTATTATATTTAAGATTGTATGTTGCCATTAATAAAGTTATATTTGGTTTATATATCAACCATATTAATCGATGGTTTCTATAGTAAATTTAGAAAACCCGTTCTCTCTGTATATCTGCAGCTTCTTATCGAAGATTTCATGTGGAAGGACAGAGTGATTAATAACAAATGTATTGATTTTATTCTCTTTAATAACCTGGTTTAAAATCTTTAATATATTATAAACACCATCATGATCCACTGAACTCAATAACTCATCCAAGAATAGGAGATTTAATTGTGGAAATCTTAATTTAAGTATTTTGATAATGGCAATAATAATGATAAAGTCTGCTTTCTTACGCTCTCCAGTAGAAAGTGTCATTGGATTAATATCTTCACCTAGGTGGTTAATAATACAATTAAACTTCTCATCAAATCTAATATGGAATTGAAGGTGCATAGTTTGGGCCATAGCGGCGATATTACTATTAAGTCCTGGTAAAATAGTTTTAACTGCCAGGTTTTTAACACCATCTTCACCCAAAACTCTTTCAACTATTTCCATAAATGCATAATCTGCATTTAATGTATTCTTATTATCTGCCTTAACGCTTTCTTTAGCTTCAAAATCTTTAATTAAATTTTTAAGATGTGTAAATTGTGAATCGTTAGGTGCATCTTTTATTTTAAGTAACTCTGCCTTAAACGATTTCATATTATATTTAATATCGCTAGTCTTTTTCTCGATATCTCTTTTCTCACCTCGTAAAGTTTCTATATTTGATTTAATATCATCTAGTGTTTCTTTAAGTGTTTTGATATTTTCAGTATCTGTTTCTATCTTAGCACAAAAATGATCTTTTTGATCCAAATGCCATTGGCTATCTAATTGAGTTTCACAAGTTGGACATTTACCGCTTTTGTATAATTCCACCTTTCTTTTAAGATATTCAATCTCATGTTTTAAGGCAGAAGCTTCAGATCTAGTAGTTTCAAAAGCATCAGTACTTTCACTAATTTTAGTGTCTAATTCCTGTTTGTCAATATCTAATAATTTAACACTTTCATTAAGAGCAGTTAAATTAGATTTTAATTCATCAATTTTAGAATTATTTTGCTCTTGAGATTCTTCTAGCAGAGTATTAAGTTTACCTTTAACAGATGCAATAGAATCAATAATCTGATTTAATTCAGACTCATACGAATCAATGTCCATCTTAATAGTTCTTCGTTCTGTCTTAATAGACATTTGCATATCATTTAGGATTGAAAAACCAAACATCTTATCGATGATTTGTTTCTTATCCTGGTTTGACATCGTTAAGAAAGATTTAAAGTCATTAACTGATAAGATAATAATATTCTTAAATACATGATATGGGATACCAAATACCTCTTCTTCCAAATAGTCTTGTACTGATTTTTTACCAGCCTTATCGTACTCGATACCATTTAATTTAACGCTAAATTTATTAGGTGATAAACCTCTCTCAATTTCAACACTAACGGTACCACACATTAAACCTATTTTAACATGTAATTCTTTATTAATTCTATTAGGAAGATCAGAAAGTTTAACACCCTCAACTCTACCATACAATGCATATATAATGGCATTGGCGATAGTAGTTTTACCATCGCCATTTTTACCTAATGTTAAAAATAATTTAGATTGATCCTCTTCAAACTCGATTCTTTGTACTTGATTTCCATAAGAAGCAAAGTTCTTAAATTCTATGTAGTCTATTCTCATATTTCGCTACCATTATTATATGCACATTGATTGTACAGGATTTTAAGCTTTTCTTTTAATCTCTTTTTAGTTTCATCATCATCACCTAAACCATCAACGTAAACATTACATAAATTAAGTATACTATAATTCTTGTACATGTCTTCAACATCATCCATATCATAAAAATCCTTATCAATATAATTATCTTCATGATAAATGTTTGGTTCTAACTTTCTACTAATATTTTGGATTTTGTTTATTAAGTGGCTAAGTGCATTAGTTGTTGCAATCTTAGACGGTACAAATAAATCCACAAAATTATTTCTAATCTGATTCTTAAATTGCCCCAGTGGCATATCATAAATCTGTAAGATGTTATACTTAATAAACTTAGGTGATACATCATTTGCAAAGAAAGTCTCTGACATGTCTTCTAAATCAACCAGATCAAAGCCTTTTGTGTTATTAGCATCCGATCTTGTCAATTGATATGGTGTACCAACCATTAGAAGTTTTCCTCGTTCTTGTCTGAAGTGAATATGACCTGAATAAACTCTAGTATATTTGTCATATACATTAGAATCGGTGCCGTGCTCATTCTTAACCTTTGCATTTAGGTAAATACCTTTTACTTCTGAATGACAGAATACAATTTCAGCTGTAGGGAAATTAGCCAATGTTTCAGTTTCATGATCTGAATCTCTGCGCCACGGCATCATTAAGATTTTTCTACCTGACCATTCTAGCAATTTAGGTTCTTTATAAATCTGAACATTAGGAATCCATTTAAGAGAATCAATAGAAGTTACTTCATTAGAATTCTTAGCCCAAATATCATGATTACCACAAATAATGTGAACTGGCAGGATTTGCCCCAATCTTTCAAATAGATCTACTGCGTAATTTAGTACTTTTATATTAATAGACTGTCTATTATCGAAAGTATCTCCTACTTGAATTAAGACATCTCCCGGCTTTACATTTTTCTTAAGAGTTGGAATAAAGACCTCTTCAAAAAATTGTTTTTGAATATCTAGCCATTCTACAGAATTGGCTCTTACACCAAAATGTAAATCACCTAATACCCAAACTCGGTTGGCTCCTTTTTTTAAAGTTGAAACATCTATCATTTAGAATAATTTCTTTATGTTTTTTCTCTTTAATATACCGGTGCGTAAATCTAATTCTTGAATTAAGTCCTCTTTGTAAACATTAGAAAGAGAGCTATAAAATTTAGTTGGATTAATATCAAAATAAACACATAATTCACTAAAGATGTCTATGCGGCTGTTCTTAGCTACCATCTCGTCGATAATATATCCATAAATATCATTAATATCTGATTTCTTAAGAGTGTTACATTTACCTAATTCATCAACCTTGTTAAAGACTTTGAATCTAGATATATTAATTAGCCTATGAATCTCTCTTGCGATTAATTCATAGTGGATCTTTTCCTCTTCGTCCTGCGAATCTTTTGTATTTGGATCTAACTCAAAGTTTATTTTGCCAAATTCTGTATCTGGTGATTCGAAATTATTATTAAAAATTTTATCTAGTGCCATAATTATATGCTGTGTAAGTTGGAGTTTGTTGTTTCTTCAGTTTCAATAAGGCGCATGTAGTTCCAATTAATATCTAATTTGCATTTAGTTCCTTTACCTTCACCGTCTCTGATCTTTAATACTTTTAACCAATATTCTGAATTAGCTCGCATTAAATCATCTTGAATAATACCTAACATAACATCTGCCGTATGTGAAAGACCCGCAGATTCTGCAATATCAGTCATACCGATATCTGATGAGTTATATCCATTTCTTGTAATCTGTGTTGCTGTAACGATTAACCAATTATTACGAATACCCATTGCTCTAAGATCTTCTGCAATTTGCTTGATCTTCATATAAGTATTCTCTGTGTTTTGGTTTCTATAGTTAGCTAAGATGTTAATGTAGTCAATTATGACAGCACCCACCTTAATTTGTTTTTCTTCTTCAATTTGATTAACATATGCCTCAATATCCAATACAGTTGCCTGTGATGTTGGAAACTGCTTAACAAACAAAGAACCCGGAGGAGTTAGACCATCCCCAACTGTTTCTAATCGTCTTTTAATGTGATCTTTATTTCTGGCTTTTTCTGCATACTCATTAATATTAATAGTCAATAAGTTAGAACCAATACGCTTAACAAATTTATGTGCTGCCATCTCCGCTGTTACAACTACTGTGTTTGTTCCCATTTTTACAAAGTTAGCAGCATCGTTGGCTAAATAAATTGACTTACCAATGTTTTGTTCACCTGCATAAACAATAAGGTTACCACCCCTATCATAACCGCCGCCCAACATTCTGTCTAAGAAGTTATAACCTGTACTAACCTTCTCGGTGTCTTTTTGATCGTGAGCATCAACATCAAAGAAGTCAAGTCCTAGATCAGAATTAAATGATAAATTATTTCTATCGTTAATAAGACCCTTTACTTTTGCAACAATACTATCTACGTTTTCTGGAGTTACTGCTGTTGTTTTAACAAATTCAACAGTGTCTGTTAATGATATTTCAAATGTGCGGTATTTGATCCATGATTCTGCAGTAGATGTTAACCACTCTTCATCAAATTGATCTAAATCAACATCAAACACCAAGTTTAATATACCATCCGTAATCTTCTCTTTAGCCTTTTCACTTCTTTGAATTAGCATTGTCAACTGATCCTTCGTAGGAGTCTCGTTAAACCGCTCAAAGAATTTATTAGATAACTGACTTAGAATATCAATCTCCTGTGAAGTATAAAAGCCACTTTTAATGCTTTTTAGATATTTAGTTTTAACTAAAGATAATCTAAAAAATATTTTTTCAAAATCCTCTCCGAATTGCATATATTTGTTTTATTACTTTATTGTTCTATGCGCATAGCGCCGTTTTGTTTCCCTAATGGTTCTTGTTGCCATAAGTTTATTGCAATAGCTTTTCTAGTGCCGCTGGTTACAGGAGTTACTGCATGTACATATTTGCCAGCATCAAATATAATTAGTCTGTTAGGTTTGGCATAAACAACTTCAGGTGCTTTATCAACACCTTCAGTATAAACCTCTAACATTCCACCTTCAAACTGATCTTGTTCTGGATAATACACTGTACCGATAACTGGTCTTACTATCTCACCCGTTTGAGCAAACAGCTCTTCGTCTTTATCATAGTGATTACCTAGGTTATTACTAAACCCAGTCTCTGTATTTGCAGTTTGAATACCGGTCCAATACTCAAAGCCCATTAATGAAAACTTAGCAGTAATGGGACAGTTATCGGCCCAAATATAGTCTATAAGTCTTTGCTTAACTGTACGGGCTTCACTGTTCCACCATCCATTCCACCAGTAATAAACACCTGGATCGTTAAAAAACCTTGAATCAGAAGCTATATCATTTAATAACTTCTGATCCTTTATAAAATTGTCTATGACTAATATCATTCAAATGGGTTTGTTTTTATTTTCCAAGATTCTTTACCTGGAACATCATGTAGTACTTCAACTAAATCTAGGTTAATTAGTTCTTCCATCGAAGTTTTTAAGTGGTCTTCGCTCGTTTCAGGAAACCTATATGTTTTAAGTGCATGCAATGTGATATTACCTTTATGCCTATCTGGCATTCTAACACATAACTTAACCTCAGCTAAGAGAACATCTAATCCTGAAGGATAACCACCAATTTCAGCTTCTACTCCTAGAATATACTTAATTGGAAGTTTATCTTCATTAATCTTCATCTGCTTCTAGTATTGCATCAATATCGATTTCACGCTCCTCTGTGTTATAATTAAAGAGGGGTTTAATACGTAGTTCGATTTTCTCTAGTACCTCTTGTGTAAATACCTTTTCTGTAAAGAATTCTGTATTCGGTACTGTTTCATCTAAGTGTTTACATATCCAGTTTCTTGCAGTAGATTTAGGTATTTTTACACCCTTCTCAATAGTCCCCTTAGTAATACCAATTTCTTCCCAATCAATATATTGTTCAAGACCAACATAACGGTTCATACCTTTAGAGAAATCTAAATGGAATTTAATATTGGTTGGTTTAGCAAAACGATTTTTGTTTGGTTTAGCCGTTACAATAATACCTGATCTTTCACCACTAGAATCCTTAAGTTGTGCCTTATTTAAGAATAAAACAATAGAGGCCGCGTACTCTGGTCCTGTACCACCACCTGCAACTTGACGTGAAATAAAGTCTTGTGTTTGGTACGTGTGGTTTGTGAATAAGAATGGAATCTTAAGATCAGCCATTGGTGTCATAATGATTCGGAAGATAGACTTAAGTACTTTAGAACGTGTCATATCTGATTTATCAGAACCTGATCTAGCATCATCGATTTCTTTTTGAGTTGCCAAGTTACCTGCAGAATCAAGAATAATCATGATCTTTGGTACTTTACCACCTGCTGCTTTTGCTTCTTGCATTTTACCAGTAATTGTGGTAACTGAAGTTCTAAATTCCTGTACAGTGTTGATCGGTTGGTAGTTTACTTTACCGATATCAATTCCAAACTTAACCATAAGATCTTTATCTACAGCAGCTTCTGAATCATAGAATACTACGTTATATCCCATATCAATTGCTCGTTTAACCGAGTTTAAAATCAAATAAGTTTTACCAGTACCTGATGGTCCTGCAATCGAGCAGGTTCTACTGTTAGGCCATCCACCAAAAAGTGAACCACTAACACATGCATTTAAGTGATAATTACCAGTGTCGATCCACTCAGTAACTTCACTAAATGTTGAAAATTCCATCACCGATCCTAGTGGATTTAAATCTTTTAACTCACTATTAATATCGTCAAAACTAAAGTCTTTCTTTGCCATATTGTTCTTTTATATTTTATGTTATATCGCCAAAAGACGATTTGTTTCTTATTGTTCTGGGAATTCTTGGCGCTCTTTAGCGCGAAGGTCGTTTAACTCTTGTAATATAGCACCAGCCTCTTGTTCTAGTTTATTAATTTTAGACTGTACTTCTGTTAGCCTATTTAAAATTTGATTATAGGCATCAACATACTCCTTTTGCTCTTGTGTTAAATTAACTTCCATGATTAAACATATCTAATTGTCCTGGTAATTGCTCATCTGCAATCTCTTGGCTCTGAGCCTCTTTCATTTTCCAAACAAGTGATCTAACTTTGTTACCAAGATCCATATTGTTTGGGTTTTCTTTCTCTAAGAGATATAATATTTCTTTTAAGTCCATTGTTTTTAAAATAATGCCGAAGCGTAAATTAGGTTAGTATCTAGTGTTTGGAGGCCGATGGCTGTCAGTACTCTGTTTAAAGGATCAATCATTGCCTTTTCAAATTGAGTATCGTAATCAACATGTGGCGCAATTTCATATGGATATTCATTTGGCATAAATGCGTAGACCTCACTAATATTACCAATACAATTATAGATCTTTAGCTTTTCACCATTTTGAATGTGTTTATACTTATTCTTATACTTTTTATTATTATTTAAAATATAATTATAGTAACCTGCTGCTTTTACGTTAGCTGGGCATTTTAGTCCAATCTGTAATTCTTTCTGATCGTCAATAATATATTGATCAATATTATTAGTTCTCTTATTAAATGAAATATCATCAATATCTGCTAGCTTGAATTCCTTTTTACATTTTTTCATAAACTCAACCAGTTGTTGCAATTCTGTTGCCGTTGGTTGTATTTCTGATGTAAATAAAATTCTAAGACATTCTACTAATTTTTCTCTGGCAAATTTAGGAGTTGAAGACTGTATAGTATCAAAGCCGATGGTCTTTACTTTCTTAAGTGAAGGGTGCCTGTCAGTTACTTCTAGTTTATCATCCCATGCGATATTCTGAATGTACTTTTTCTTAGACATCCAAATACCATTATATGCTAAAGATTCAAGTTCAAATATAAGGAAGTTATCAGTGTTTCTTTTCTCTGCATATTTTTCCATACATTTACTAATATAATCTTTTAGTCTGAATGCATAGAACGCAAGAATAAACTCATCAATCTTCAGTTTCTTAGTTTCATCTGGCCATATAATAGATTCGTATAGATCTTGAAACTGTACGTAACATGAATCTGTATCAATGTAGATTACCGCAGGTTTCTCAATTTTACCCTTTACTTTAATACCAAATTGTTCATGAACAGCAGTGTCTTTATGCCAGAAATCATTAACATACTTATTAAGAATTATTTCTGAATAAAGAATAGCATTTTTACCCTGTTTGGTAATTGACTCAGCGATGTCAAGGTTAAAGAAGTGAAACCACTTGTTACCAAATGCACCGTAGATAGAGTTAAGAGTTAACTTAACCGCTTGCTCGTATGCAGTGTATTTGGCAGAAAGCTGCTTGTAGTGATCTACAAGCAGCTTCGCCTCATCATCTGTGAGTTGATCGATTGGTTTATTTTCTAACTCTTCGATTGTCATCTATTAGGCTGTTTGGCAAGTTGAAATTGTCAACAAAGTGTGTGAATCATTTGATTCGAATACAACTTTGGAATCTGACACATAAACTGTTTGCTCTTCCTTGTCTAATAGATTCAAATACTTCTTGTAAACAGTAACTTTACCGTTACCATTTGTATCTGGCGTAAGCACTACGTTAAATGACTTACCATTTACATTGATCCCTGCAACATCAGATTTGATACCGAATGTCTCATCCTTGTCCAATGAGAATAGATTTTTAACTTTACCAATTGAGTGTGTGTCCAATTTAAAGTCAAACTGTGAATCGGTTCGTGCGAAAATCGCATCGCGTTGCTCTTGTGAGAGATCTTTAAAGCCTAATGATGGCTCAGAACAAGATAGTGTAATTTCCAGTTCGTCATTAAAAATACGAAGTGTAGAAGCTACAAACTCTTCGTCATTCTCGATGAATTCCAACTCACCTTTAATAGCATCATGCTCAAAGTGCTTGATGGCTTCAATAACTCGATTACCTTCAAAGAAAGCAATTTTCATCTCCTTGTCAGTGTCAGGCCATTCGCTTACTTGAAAAATGGTATCAGCTTGAATAGAGTGGTGTTTTACAGCATCTCGTTGTGGAAGATAAACTGTTGATTGGATTTGACCATCTTTAATTTTCATATAAATGAAAGAGTCAATAAGTTTAACACGATTGATAAACTCTGTTAATGCATGTTGATCAATGCGATCGATTTGTAATTTCATAAATTTATATTTTTAGATAATGATATTTGAATATTATACAGAGATCTGTGGAATAGTTTCATTAAAAATGAAGCAAAAAAA